TTGTTTCTGCGGCCGAAAGGCGCGATCGCTGATTTCATTTTTGAAATCAGCACAAAGGGGAATTTAATCCCCAAATGAACAGTATCTAGACTAACTAGACGGGCTCAATAACTATAGGGCCCTTGTGGCACCAGGAATACTTTTGATGCAGCGAGAACATCAGTCAAAAATATTGTTTGTTTAAAACATTAACGTAAGGAACACGAAACGTCCAATCATCTTTGTTTATATGTATGAGTTAGTATTTACATTTATAAAAATTTAGAAAAGAAAACAAATTGAGTACTTATCTGTCAGAAAATTTTTAAAAATAAAATAAAAATGAGTCTTTATCCTCTGTTAGGATTGAAAACTTTCATTTGTTTATTGTGGGAATAGTTTTACACTGCTTAAAATGATTGTATAACATTGCAAACGCCTCTCCGATCCAATAATGGACGACGCGAATCGTGAAGATGGAATAGGTTACAGTTTCAGTTGAGACCGAGGACCATTTATACACATGAGTAAGACCACTCTAAAAACATATGTAATACAGAACATGTAAAAGTCAAGTTCTAGGCTCCCAGCCAAATTTGGGATATCCTTGACCGGGAGAAATAATACGTCATTTTAAAAACCAGAGTACAACATAACATGAATTCGATTAACAACAAGCAAGATAATGATAATGCGGCATGCAATAAGACCGCTCTGAAAACTAATACCTTTCGTGCTAAGTGTTCAGCACTAATTTCACGAAAGAAGAAGAATCGCATCGCTATAAGCGATGCCGCTTCTTATGCAACGTGCCAAAATATGTGGCACAAAAGAGTAGCGCAAGAGACCAATGTTACTATAGTAGCAAAAGGTTTTTTGGGAAATGATGTGTGTTATACACCACAGAGTATCGTTACACAACGATACCATAAGGGAAGAGTAGATGAAGATCCGGTTATGGATTTCAATCAATATACTCAAAATGGAGTTTTTACTTCATATAGTGTTAATATTGAACGTGAGTTCTTCAAAAATATTAACAAGTGGCAGTTGCAAAGTGCAACTTATGAAACAAGGAATGATGTTTTTATTCATTTCGTTAAAAAACACTTATTAAAATTAGGTGCAAATAATGATGCAATTGAAAGCATCAATTGGCTGACTGATCAGCTTGATCACGTATCAACTTTAGCGTATTGGTATCAAAAATGCCAAACTAGTGAGGACTTTTATCGTCTAACTATTTTGGGTTATAGATTATTTACAACGCGAATGGCTGCACGTGATGTATTGACAAAAATTTATGGAATTATGTCACCACAAGTACAGGGTGATAAATTTAGTGATTTTTTGGAACTTCTTAGAGGAGGTTTTGATGTTGTCAATACAACAACTAATAGTGAAATGTTTCAGAAGGTTTCTAATCTTTATACATTTTTACTAGTTCAAGGTTTTCTTACAAAATTTGGGATAACTTTGAATGATCGAGATTATACTCGATTAGAAATGAAAGCTATGGAATGTAAAACTTCAAGAACACAAATGTGGATGTCTGTTATAGATACTACTTTGTTTATTTGTGAACGAATTAATGATTTTCGTTTAACAGGTGATGTTTCACGTTTTTTGCATTCGGGTGATGAGTATAGTGAGTGGATGAAGGAAGTAGATAGAGTAGTTGCTCTTGCTCCTTTTTCAGCTAATCTCAAGCCACATGGAACCACATACTTTACTTACGTTTCAGATATAAATGATTTGTATGAAAGGGGCGAAGCTTATGCTAAATATACAAAGGTTCGTAGTGGTGGTGATAATGCGCTTTTACAGCGTAAATTAGCAACAATTCGTTTGCTAAAAAATACTGAGATTACTCGCAGAGCATCTCAAAAAGAACGCACACAACCTTTTGGTGTATTGATTCATGGTACATCAAGTGTTGCGAAATCAACATTTTCAAAAATGTTATATTACTATTATGGTAGATTACATGGTTTGGAATGTGATGATCATTATAGGTATGTTCGTAATCCCGCAGATGAATACTGGAGCAATTTCGACTCCAGTAAATGGTGCATACAAATGGATGACATTGCTTTTCTCTTGCCTAATAAAGCAAGTGATGCAGATCCTACTTTGATGGAGATGTTAAATGTCATTAATAATGTACCTTATGTACCTCCACAAGCTGCGTTGGAGGATAAAGGCAAGACACCTGTTCTTGCCAAAGTCGTTATAGCGACAACAAATGCATCAGATTTGAATGCTCATGAGTATTTTTGGTGTCCATTAGCTGTACGACGAAGATTACCTTTTGTTGTACATGTGGAACCAAAGAAAGAATACATCCATGAAAATGGACGTTTCATAAATCCTTCAAGTTTACCACCAATTGATGGTGCTTTTCCAGACTTTTGGCGTATAACTGTACAGAAAGTTGTGCCATTATTTGATGGTCAACGTGACCGAGCAGTTTTGGAAACCGTTAAAATATTTGAAAATTCAGCTGAATTTCTGAAATTTTATGGTGAGGCTAGTCGCGCACATGAGAATGTTCAGGCTAAAAGTATGCATTGTGATGAAGGTATGTCTAATTTGCAAGTGTGTCCTTTATGTTTGTTAGTTTCGCGCGATTGTGAATGTGCGGTGCAGGCAGCATACAATGCAACTTGGGGTGAATATTTTCTAAATATTTTTTATGAATCTTTTGTGAGTATTTGTATGGGTTTCTTAACGTTTAAATATGTTATAAATTTCCATATGTATGTAGCTCGCTTTAGACTTTTTCGCAAATTTTTAGTGCAACATGTGTGGCGATACTATCCGCAAGATATTCAAATGAGACTTTTGGGTCATATGAATGATTTGCGAGTGGATAATCACAAATGGAGGGCATTATTGATTTGCTTAGGTATGTTTGCTAGTGGGGCTGCTGTTTATTTTGCTTCCAATTTTCGTAAGAAAGATGAAGATGAAAAAATTGTATCTCCCACCGAAATACAAGGTAATATTCACGGCACTACTGAGGGTGATATTCCACAAGAAGAAAGTCAAAATGTTTGGTATAATCCAACATTAGAACTTACTAAATTTGATGTTCCAACTGCTTCACAAAGTTTGGTTGGAATTGATAGTTCCCGAGCAAGGGAACTTTTTGGGCGTAATTGTGTTCGGTTAGAAATTCACAATAAAATAAGTGGTAAGAAACTGGGCATAGGTGCTGTTTTTGTTCGCGGACATTTTTGTCTTGTCAATAATCATGCATTTTCGGAAAAAGATGCTGATTATGAGGTGACTATTATTCAATCAACACTTTCACAAGGTGTGACGAATAATATGACAGTTCGAGTCATGGCGCGTGATATTGTGCGCATAATTGATCAAGATTTGTGTCTTATTGAATTTAGATCATTACCACCATTTAAAGATATAACAAAATTTTGGACAAAGGATTTTATTCCAGTGACTAAAGCATTTGTTGTACGTAGATTGGCTAATGGAGATTGTGAAACACAAGATATTTATAATATGTCAGCAAGCGAGCAATTTCCAATTGAGGCTTTGGGTATATCACCACGTGTTTATTGTGGTGTAGGTCCGCGAGACACAAAAGCGGGTGATTGTGGTGGTTTAGCTATTGCTGATACCCCACGAGGACCTGTTATTCTTGGAATTCATACTTTGGGTTATGGTGTTCAATGTGGTTTTCTTTATGTATCCAATGATGCTTTAGAAAATTTGATTAATAATCAAAAACGCATTACCGGTTTGAAGGTTGAAGTTCAAGGTGGTGGTGCTCCACTTTTGGAATGTGGCATATACTCCAAAGTTTTAACTGAACCACACCATAAAAGTGTGGTTAGATATTTGGAGACTGGTGTAGCTAATATATATGGTTCTTTTGCTGGGTTTCGACCCAAACCCAAGAGTCGTGTGTGTGAAACACCTATGGCTG